GGTAGTTCGCGCTGCAAATGTTTTCTAGTTGCAGAAATGTCACAATGGGGTTGCTAGTGGACGGAGCGGCGCAATGTGCTTATCATAAAGGCCAAGGAGGCCACGATGGCAACACAACATGAAGTCGCCCAGCACCTCGGAATCAGTCAGAAAATGGTGGCTGATATGGTTGCAATGGGCCAGCTCGATAAGAAGCCGCGAGGTCAGTATGACCTTGATGAGTGTCGAAAGCAATATATTGAGCGTCTGCGCGAAACCGCAGCCGGTCGAGCCGCCAATGGCGATCTGGACCTTGGCGAAGAGCGGGCAAGGCTGGCAAAAGAGCAAGCTGACGCGAAGGAAATGGAAAACGAGGTGCAGCGCGGCGCACTGGTCTACATAGAAGACGTTGCTGGCGCGATTGAAAAGCAGTTTACCAAGGTTAGGACAAAATTGCTTTCTGTCCCAACGAAGGTAGCACCAGAAGCCCATGCCTGCGCGACGGTCAAGGAAGTGCAGGGGCTTTTGGAGCAGTCAATAACAGAGGCATTGAATGATCTGGTCGGACTCGACGCGGCAGACACAGAAGAAGAGGCTTGAGGCTCGGCTTCAGCAGGCCGCTTCCAAGTCTCTGAAGCCGCCTCCGAAGCTGACCGTCAGCGAATGGGCGGATACCTATCGCCAGCTTTCCAGCGAGAGCAGCGCAGAAGCTGGGCGGTGGTCTACGAGCCGTGCGGAATACCAGCGCGGCATGATGGACGCGGTTTCTGACCCTGAGATTGAGAATGTCGTGCTTATGACCGGCGCTCAGATCGGCAAGACCGAGCTTATCAACAACGTGGTTGGGTTTCACATCCATCAAGACCCCGCACCAATGCTTGTGGTGCAGCCAACGCTGGAAATGGCGCAAACATGGTCGAAGGACCGCTTGGCACCGGCCATTCGGGACACTCCGGCATTGTCGAGCAAGATCAAAGACCCTCGCAGCCGGGATAGTGGCAACACAACGCTGCATAAGGTCTTTGCTGGCGGCCATGTGACGGCTTGTGGTGCCAACAGCCCATCATCTCTGGCGTCTCGGCCTTGTCGCATCATTCTGTGCGACGAGGTTGACCGCTATCCGCTTTCGGCTGGCAGCGAGGGCGATCCTGTGGGCTTGGCGAAGCGGCGTTCTGCGACGTTCTGGAACCGGAAGATCATCCTTGTCAGCACCCCGACCGAAAAGGGGGCCAGCCGGATCGAGCAGGCATACGAGGAAAGCGACAAGCGCAAGTATTTCGTGCCGTGTCCTGACTGCGGTGAGCATCAAGTGCTGCAATGGGCGAATGTTCGATGGCAGGAGGGCCAGCCTCATACGGCTGAATACACTTGCGAGCATTGCGGAAGCTGTTGGACGGACGCAAAGCGGTTTCAGGCCATTCGATATGGTCGATGGGAGGCCACGGCGGAAGGCGACGGCAAGACGGCTGGTTTCCATTTGAGCGGATTGTATTCGCCTTGGACGCCGCTTGAAGACACTGTGAGGGACTTTCTTGCAGCAAAGCGCGATCCGATGCGGCTGAAGACTTGGGTAAACACCTTTCTTGGCGAAAGCTGGGAGGAGCAGGGCGAACAGGTGGACGAGCATGACCTGCTGGACCGCCGAGAAGACTGGGGCGGTGAGCTGCCCGAGGAGGCGCTGGTCCTCACGGCAGGAATTGACGTGCAGGATGACCGTTTGGAATACGAGGTGGTCGCATGGGGGCGTGGCGAGGAAAGCTGGTCTATTGACTATCGCGCGATCTACGGCGACCCGTCCACGGCTGATCTATGGCTACGGCTTGATGAGGAATTGTTCCGATCATATGAGCATCCAACGCAGGGGCAGATGACGCTAAGGTCGGCTTGTATTGACTCTGGTGGTCACTACACGCAGCAGGTCTACAATTACGCCAAGACGCGGGCTGGCAAGCGGGTCTTTGCGATTAAGGGTATCGGTGGCGATGCTAAGCCGATCATTGGCAGGCCGAGCAAGAACAATATCGGCAAGATCAACTTGTTCCCGGTGGGCACAGACACGGCGAAAGAGCTTGTCTATGCGCGTCTCAAGATGATTGAGCCTGGCGAGGGCTATTGCCACTTCCCGCTAGATCGGGATGAGGAATACTTCAGGATGTTGACGGCTGAAAAGCGGATCACCAAGTATTTTCGAGGCAGGCCGAAAAAGGAATGGGTTAAGGTGCGGACGCGGAACGAGGCGCTTGACTGCCGCGTTTATGCGACAGCGGCGCTTGCTTTGCTGAACGTAAACCTTGAGGCTGTTTACAAACAGGCCCAAAATAAGTTACAATCCGCAGAACGGACTGGTCCACCCAAAAAGCGGCGAGTGATGCCTAAGCGCAACAGCTTCGTCCACGGATACAAGTGATGGCGAATCTATTTGACCCAGACAACGCTCCTGAAGGCGAGCCTCTTGAGATTGTCGTGGGTGATTTCCTTCAATGGAAGCGGAGCGATCTTGTCGCTGATTATCCGCCTGCTGACTTCTCTGCTGAATACGTTGCCAGAATTACTGGGGGCGGGTCAAACGAAATCAAGCTGGCCGCGACAGAGAGTGGTGGGACGTATCTTTTCACGGCTGACAGCACCACGACTGCCGCTTTCGAGCCGGGCTACTATCACTGGCAGCTTGAAATCACCAAGACGGCAACGGGCGATCGGCTTGTTGTAGATCGTGGTGCCTTTGATGCCATTGTTGACTTGGATATTAACCAAGCTGATCCGCGCACCCATGCGGAGATCATGGTCACAAAAATCCAGTCTATCCTTGAGGGCAAGGCGGACTCGGATGTCAGTAACTATAGTATCGCTGGCCGCTCTTTGACGAAAATGACCTTTGAGGAGCTGATTTCTGCGCGTGACGTGTATCGCCGTGAGCTTCAGCAGGAAAAGGTCAAGGAGCGGATCAAACGCGGCAAGCCGAGCGGCTCAACGGTCAAAGTGAGGTTTAGCTAAATGGGCATTATGGACCTATTCAAGCGGACCCCAAAGCCGCAGCGCAAGCGCATGTATGCCGCCGCCGGAAAAGGGCGGCTTTTCGCTGATTTCCGTCCGGGCGACAGAAGCGCGGACAGTGAAATCCGGTGGGCGCTGCCTGATCTGCGCAACCGTTCACGCGACCTGGAGCGCAACAACGAATACTTCCAACGGTATCTTCATCTTCTGCGCACGAATGTCGTGGGCGAGCGGGGGATGAAGCTGCAAGTCAAGGCCCGTAACCCTGACGGCACCATTGACCGTGGCGGCAACCGTATCATCGAAAACGCATGGGCGGAGTTCAGCCGCTTGGGCGGGCCAACGGTTGACGGTCAAATGAGTATGCTGGACTTGCAGAACCACATCATCACAGGCATGGCCCGTGATGGCGAGGTCTTCCTGCGCATTGTTCGTGGGCCGACCTTCCGGCACCAGATCGCATTGCAGATCATCGAGCCTGACCGCGTTGATGATGAGATGAACGAGCGGTATCGCAATGGCAATCAGGTTCGCATGGGTGTGGAGCTTGATGAATACCGCAGGCCGGTGGCGTATCACGTTCTGACCTCGCATCCGGGCGATTACGACTATACGACGCTTGCCAAGGGTCAGAAGCGCATTCGTATGCCTGCTGACGAGATGATCCACGTCTTCAAGCCGTCTCGTGCTGGGCAGACGCGCGGCGTTCCGTGGCCGACCGCTGCAATCCTGGCGCTGAAGATGCTGCATGGCTACCGTGAGGCTGAGCTTGTAGCGGCTCGCACGGCGGCTTCCAAGATGGGCTTCTTCACGTCGCCCAGCGGTGATGGCTACACGGCGGATGATTACGAAGATGATTACACGCCGATCTACGACGCGGAGGCTGGCACTTTCCACCAGTTGCCTGCTGGCGTCGAGTTTCAGGCGTTTGAGCCGAACCATCCGACCAGCGCATTTGCTGACTTTGAGAAGTCGATCTTGCGCGGCATCGCTGGCGGCTTGGGCGTTAGCTACACCTCGCTCGCAAATGACTTGGAGAACACCAGCTATTCGTCAATCCGGCAGGGTGCGCTTGAGGAGCGTGATTTCTACCGCTCGCTTCACGCTTTCATGATTGAGCATGTGATGGACCCGCTATATCGGGTCTGGCTTGAGCATGTGATGGATATGGCGCTCATTCCGATCAACGGACTCGGTAAGTTCGAGAAGTTCACCGAGGACTATTCGTTCCGCGCACGGGGCTTCCAGTGGGTTGATCCGCAGAAGGAAATGAATGCGGCTGTGACCGGCTTGCAGAATGGCATTCTGAGCCACACCGATATTGCTGCCAACTATGGCCGCGATGCTGAGGAGACGTTTAGCCAAATCCAGCGGGACAAGGAAACGGCTGATCGCTACGGGCTGGCGATGGCTTATGAGCCGTTTGGCGAAAAGCAGCCGGTCCCGGCAGAGATCGACGGAGGCGAAGATGGCGGAGTCGTATAAGCCGACAGAAGGCATGAAGGAAGAGGCCCGCCGTGGCCTTGACTGGCGCGAGGAGTATGGCCGTGGCGGCACCGAGGTTGGTGTTGCTCGTGCGCGTGACATCGTGAACGGGCGGAGCCTTTCGGAAGAAACCGTCAAGCGCATGTTTAGCTTCTTCAGCCGCCATGAGGACAACAAGGAAGCCGAAGGGTTCAGCCCCGGCGAGGATGGTTATCCGTCCGCTGGGCGCATAGCCTGGGCGCTTTGGGGTGGTGATGCGGGCTTTTCTTGGTCGCGTCAGATTGTAGAGCGTTTGGACGACGAGCGTTCATGGGAGCAGCGCCCATATCCAAACGAACACGCTGCCCGCATTCAAGACCCAGATCAATACGATGATTTCCGCCGCGAGAATGATGTGCCGCGAGACGGCGTGGATTACATATACGGCCTGAAGGACGGAAGCAGCGAGCTTCAATCAATTCGGTTTGACCGTGAGCTTTTCACTCCGGCGGCTGCGCGAGCTTGGCTTGATGAGAACAACTTCACCGCTTTGGAGTTCGAGGAAGCTACAGGTGAACGGTCGCAGTTGCAAGAAAGCAACAGTGATGGCATAATGCCGCAAACCAGCGAGGATGATATGGCTGAAGAAACGCGGGCAGAGCCGGACGAGCTTTCAGTGGGCGATTGGGTTGAATGGGACTCAAGCGGCGGCGAAGCATACGGCCAGATTGAGCGGATTGAGCGCGACGGGCAGATTGATGTTCCCGACAGCGACTTCACGATCAACGGCGAGGCTGATGATCCAGCCGCGCTGATTGAGGTCTACCGCGAAGGCGAAGAAGGCTGGGAAGCATCCGGCGTCATGGTCGGTCATCGGTTCAGTGAGCTTCGCAAGGTCGGCAAGCGTTCTGCCACCCCCAAGATTGAATATCGCGCCACCAGCATTGGTGATGAGGCGATTGACGAAGAAAGCCGCCGGGTTCGCATCGCTGTTTCAAGCGAAGAGCCTGTTGAGCGCAGCTTCGGTATGGAAATTCTGGACCACTCGGAAGGCAGCATTGATCTGGACTTCCTGAACAGTGGCCGCGCACCTTTGCTGCTGGACCATGATCCACGTCAGCAGATTGGTGTGGTTGAATCAATCGCGTTGGACGGCTCGGCCCGTAGGTTGCGGGCGACGGTTCGTTTCGGAAGGAACGGACTTGCCAAAGACGTGTTTGAGGATGTTGTTGACGGCATTCGCGGCAACATCTCGGTCGGGTATGACCTGACCAAAGCTCAGCTTGAGCGCGAAGGAAAAGAATCCTACCGCGTGAAGGGCTGGATGCCAATGGAAGTTTCTGTCGTGAGCATTCCCGCCGACCGGACAGTGGGCGTGGGGCGCAACGCAGATGACGACCTTCAAACCCGTAAACCCTCAACTCCCGAAAAGGAGACTACCATGACGGATGAAAATACCGTTGATGTGGACGCGGTGAAGGCCGAAGCTGCCCGCGCCGCTGCCAAAGATACCGCCGAGATGTATCGTCTCGCGGCTAAGCACAATCAGCGCGACCTTGCGGACAAGGCCATTGCCGAAGGCAAAGACCTCGCTGCATTCCGTGGCGATCTGCTGGAAGCCATCGGCAACAAGCCGCTGGACGAAAGCGACATCGGCATGGAGCGCAAGGAAGTCCAGAACTTCTCGCTGATGCGTGCGATCCGCGCGATGGCTAACCCCAGCGACCGCAAGGCGGCTGATGCTGCTCGCGGCGAGTTCGAGGCTTCTGCCGAAGCCGCTCGTCAGGCTGGTGTGGACCCGCAGGGTCTTTACATCCCGACGGACGTTCTGCGCTCTTGGGGCCAGCGTGACCTGAACACCTCCGATGACTCGGCAATGGTTGCTGAGGACTATCGCGCGGGTGACTTCATCGACGTTCTGCGCAACGCTTCGTCGGTGATGCAGGCTGGCGCGACCATGCTGACCGGCTTGGTTGGTGACGTGAAGATTCCGAAGAAGTCCACTGCTTCGCAGGCGGGCTGGATTTCGACCGAAGGCGGTGACGCCTCCGAGTCGGAGCCGACCTTCGGTCAAGTCACCATGTCGCCCAAGACCCTTGGCGCGTTCACCGACATCACTCGCCTGATGATGATGCAGTCGAGCCTCGACATTGAGGCACTGGTCCGTAACGACCTTTCGACCGCTCTGGCTCTGGCGATTGACAACGGTGCGCTTCAGGGCGACGGCACCAGCGGTGCGCCGACCGGCATCAAGAACACTTCGGGCATCAATGCTCCGACTGCGTTCGCTGCTGCCAACCCGACCTTCGCCGAAGTGGTGGCGATGGAAACCGCCGTGGCTGAGGACAACGCCCTCATGGGCAACCTGAGCTACATCCTGCCTGCTTCCATGTATGGCGCTCTGAAGACGACTGTTAAGGACTCCGGTTCCGGCCAGTTCGTCGTTGAGCCTGGCGGCACCATCAACGGCTACCGCTCCATCGTGTCGAACCAAGTTACCGCTGGTGATCTTTACTTCGGTAACTTCAGCGACCTGCTGATCGGCATGTATGGCGGTCTGGACATCACGGTTGACCCCTACACCAACAGCACCAGCGGCACGGTTCGTATCGTCGCCCTGCAAACTGTTGATGTTGCGGTTCGCCACGCTGTGTCCTTCGCGGTCAACAACGACGGCGTGTAATGCTAAAGTGGTCGAGCCATACCAATCGTGGCTCGACCACACCC